AAAACTTCCCGGAGTTGAATTCCTACTTTTTGTAAGAGCAACGAATGGTCCAAACGCACCATTATCATTTCTAACGATTGCAGCTCCACCTCCAAACCCCTCTCCAGAAACTTGAAAAGCAGGAGTTCCACCAGATATTGTTAAATGTGCAACAGACTCACCTATAACAACCGCATCATTACCAGCATCCACAAACAACATATTAGCATTGCCGTTACTCTCAACACGGAAGTCTAGGTCTGCACTGTCATCATTTATAACTGTTTCAGTAGTAATAGCTTTAATTCTTGAAGTGCCAGTTCCACCTACTACTGTATTGATGTTTAATAATCCATCTTCAGAACCATCGCTAACATCCATTGCAAAGACTTCTATCTCACCATATGTAACATCTTGAGAGTTGTCATTTCGTCCTACAAAAAGAATATTACCCATTTCATCTACATCAGCAGGTGAACCAGAGTTGCGGTACATTCTAAGGTTTGGCCCAGAACTTGCATCTGCATCAGTAGACACAAGAGAAAGTGTGTTTGAGTTGTCAGCAGTTGAAATAGTAGAAGCAGCATTAGCAGTAAACCCACCGTTAAACACAGTCGCAGCCGTGGTGGTCAGGACGCCTGTTACTAGGGCAGTGGTTGCCATATTCACAGCACCATCAATGTCTACAACGTCTAAGTTAGTTGTACCGTCTACGTCTATGTCGCCAGAAATGTCTAAGGCTGTACCTATCAGTGTTTGTGTAAGAGTTACTTGCCCGTTGGCAGCTATGGTAATGGCGTCTACATCTGAGGCAGAGCCAATAGTCTTACCGTCACCAATGATTATATCGTCAGTAAAGGTAGCAATTCCTGTTATTGCGGCAGTTCCGCTAATTTCTACATTACCGTTAATATCAATCAGTGTTGAATTAAGTTCTATTTCATCGTCTGCATTAATGTCTAAGTCACCGTCAGCAGGAGAACCAATGTTTATAGCACTGTCGCGGAATTGAACCACCATCGCAGCATTAAGAAGTAACCCTGTGTCAGCAACGTGAGTGAGTGTGACGTCCGTATCTGCACCGAAACCTAACACAGCCGCATCACTGTCTAGCGTAAGATCGTCACCGACTAACAAGTCACCATCAATGTCTACATTGCCAGAGAAGTCTCCCGTAGCAGCGTCTAGCTCACCTGTAATGGTAAGGTTGCGACCCCCTGTAATGTCTTTGTTAGTGTCTACCACCATAGCTTTAGAAGCGGCTACAGTACCAGCCGTGATGCCGTCTATGGCCTCTAAGTCGTTCTCGTTGATGTCTGCCGACCCAATAACAAAGCTGCCAGCCGTAACTGCCCCAGTAGATGTTAGATTACGGAAACTTGCAGCATCTTTATTTGCATCAACAACAACTGCTTTGCTCGCTGCAACTGTACCTGCGGTGATACCGTCAAGCATCTCAAGTTCGGCTTCGGATATTACCGCGCCAGAACCCAGTGTAATCGTGCCTGAGACTTCTAAGTTACCATCAAGGTCAACAGTTGTGGCAGTGATGTTTACATCGCCTGATGAGTTGATTGCGAGGTTGGTGCCGTCACCCTCTATCTTCTCACCTGCATCTCCAAACACCATGCCTATGTCATTGGCTAAGTGTACATCTGAGGTAGCAGCTAAGTTAATTTTAGCTCCAGAAGTTATGGTCAGATCAGTGTTATCGCCTTCAATCTTCTCGCCAGTTCCAAAGGTAATACCCACGTTGGCAGGGACAACAACATCTGAAGTAGCAGTTAGGTTAATTTTAGCTCCTGAAGTTATGGTTAGTTCAGTGCTGTCTCCCTCAATTTTCTCGCCAGTTCCAAAGGTTAACCCGACGTTAGCGGGTATGACTACATCTGCTACAGCGGTAAGATTAATGTTGTTACCTGCGATAGTGAGGTCTGTGCCGTCACCCTCTATCTTCTCGCCATCGTTACCAAAAGTAAGACCTACGTTGGCAGGGATGTTAATATCTACACCAGCGGTGAGGTTTATGTCACCATCGGCTGCTAAATCTAATGTAGCATCTGCACTCGAACTAACGGAGATGGCAGCATCTCTAAACTGTACCTTCATAGCAGCGTTTAACAGTAGTCCTGTGTCAGCTACGTGCGTGAGAGTTACATCTTTATCTGCGCCAAACCCAAGCACCGCAGCGTCAGACTGTAAGGTTAGGTCATCATCTACAAACAAGTCAGGTACAGCTAGGTCTTGCATAAGGTCGAATACAGCCCCACCAGAGCCTGCGCCATCTGTAGCGATCATCTTAACTTGCCCTGCAAGCACTGCTACATTGGCTCCAGAGCCTTGAGAGAACGTCAACGTGGCGCTAGTGGTGTTCTCAATCATCCAGACTTTAGACAGAGTGTTAGGCGCGAGCGTCACTGTACAAGCCTGTCCACCCCCAGTACATTTTAAGTAAAAAGAACGTACTTCGTCAGCCACACCGTCTTGCATTGTGATAGTGTGGGTAGATGCGTTTGCTATGGCCTCACCCGTAGCACTGTAACTGAGAGCGTTAGCGATAAGCTCAAGGTTTGTGTTGGTTGCAGTTCCCCAAGTACCTGACCGTTCACCAGTACCTATTTCTTCAAGTCGAAGGTCATTCTCAAATGTACTCATTGTAGTTCACCTTTATCCAATGCGAATTATAGCCGTCGTAGCCCCAGACAAAGGGAAGACGATCTTAAATGGCTGATTTACAGTTGTTTTATCTGCACCAAAATCAAGCACTGCTACCGCAGGGTTAGTGCCGCCCGAGCTATATATCAAAGCTCCGCGTGCTGTTATAGAAGAACTCGACCAAGTTGTATCGCTAAAGTCTATGTACGCAACTGTACCCCCTGTGTCGCTCGTAGGGTTGGTGGCTATGGTTAACGTGTTACCTCCAGCCGTGTACCCAGTGCCAGAGACCTCGTTGGTAGTGCTATACACAGTTGTAGTTGCGTCTAACGTAGCATCAGAAGTGTAGAGAGCTACCTTGAACGTCTGACTGGTATCAGAGCTAAAGTCCATCTCGCCACTCAACAGAGCAACTTTAAAAGACGTACATGTGTAATTGCCAGTAAACGCCATTACTTATTCCCGCCCACTAATATCCGCTTCTGTCCTGAACGGTACGCATCTCTACGTAACTTGCCGTCACCCATCTCCATAAGCAGTGTAATAGCCTGTAGGTATAGCTTCTCGTAATTAGCAATCACATCAGGCTCACCTTTTTGGAACCTAATAGCCTCTATCAGTGCGCCATTTAACAATGCTGCGCTTGCGTTATCGCCAAGCCACGAAGTGCTGCCACTTACAATAGACGTAGGATAGTACCCATAGATATGCTCAAGCTCGTAGTTTGCATCGGGTGTAGGAACGAGTTCGATCTGTGTCTCGCTGTATTGAGCATAGAATTTAGGAGCGCCATACTTTGCACTTGTGTTTACTGGATACGCCTCGCGCAAGAAATTAACATCTTTGTTCAACAAATACGTGTGCGTACTACTGCTAATGATGGATATGCTGTATGTGTAGAGATAGTCAGTGGGTAGCGTGTAGAGTTTGTTTGTAGCTGTCAAAGGCCCATCATCTACTTTGCGCAGTGCAGGTATATCCACTGTCTGTAATATCTTCTCCTCCGCTTGTTGCGTAAACATAGCAAGTTGGTCAGCGGTGAAAGATGTTTCACAGATGTCCTCTATATTAGTTGAAAGCGAAGAATAGTTCATAGTTTACCCCATCGGCCCTCTTGCAAACAATCCTTTAGTCGCAGCTCCCGTACCACGTACTTTAATTTTACCACCGCCAGCAAAACCTTTTTTCTTCATGCCACCTTTTTTGAAGCCCATAGCTTTAACAACATCAGGTCTTTCTTTTTTCAAAGCTGTTAAGCCTGCATTTAATTTCTTAGCCATCATGTATCTCCTATGTGGTCGTTACAGTTACATCGCCTACAGAGGCAGTTGATTCTAAATTGTTCACGGTCAGACCGTAAATGTTATTTCCGTCACCTACAGGGTTCCAACCCCATTGAATATTCCTACTGCTGTCGTAACCTGCAAAATCGGGTCGTGGGTCACGTACGGCTTGCGGGTCGTTTACTGGATATTTCCCTAGTTCGTTCTGTGGGTGATCCCCATTCCAGCATTCACGACATGCTTTTATGTTAGTATCATTACCGTTTGTTACGATATTACGCAACTCTTTTAGCTTAAAACGAAACCCACAGATGTCACACTCTGCTATCGTACGTCTGGCAGATGCAAACTTGGTTGCCATATTATATCCTCGCTATACGCGGGGCAAACGTGATAGAAGCCTTCTCACGGTCTTCACCAGCCGCCATATCAAATTGCTCATCATACACAGCCTTTAACATTGGAATACGGTCTACTAACTCAGGAACTTTCATAGCAATGTGATATGCTAATCCAGCTACAAGACACGGCAAGAACCTAAAGTTCATATCAGGAGTTTCTACGCCTGCGCCTGCGTCCTTAATACGGCGCATACGATAGTATTTAAATATGTAATCATTGTTGTCAGGAACAGGCCACAGATTAATAGTAGGCGCATCAGCTAACCTCTCAACCCAAACCTGTATCGGACGGCCTTGTGTTAACTTGCTAGGTATAGCTGCGTACGTGGAAACACTAACTCGGTTTATGGTAAGGTCCGATTGTGTTGAAACATTGCCACTATTAGTACGAATTACGTGTTCAAGTAAATCTATGGTATCTGCTGGTAAAGTGTACTCAGACGTGCCTTTAACAAGGTTTACAGTGCCTTCGTCAATCGTCCACATGTTTATGCCACGATTCTGCCATTCGATTGTCATTAGGTTCATAGACCGTCGAGCAGTACGTAAATCGTACCCTGAACGCATCTCACGCCCCGCACGTTCCCATGCTTCCTCGGCAACCTCTGTGAACTCCATGTCAAACGCTGTTGTGGTTGATGCGGTCATGCTCTGACTCCTTTACGTATACAACGTCTGCTTGCGTCTATTTTCCATCACCGCGCCACAACCTCGTGCTACGTCGCGTTTTCGTCTGGCTAGGCCACCCCCACCGAGCTTTACCACTGCTGGCTTGGTATTCTTCACAACCGTCTTACCTTTAGCACCTGCACGTTTCTTTTTCTTAGCAGTGGCAGCACGTTGACCTTGGCTTAGACTATTGGCTTTACTACGCGGCAAACAACGGTCAGGGTTCTTCTTGTCTTTAGAAGTCCCACACGCGCCTTTTATTTTACCGTCAGTACCAACTCTAACCCAGTCTTGGTCCCGCCATTTCTTCAGGTCACCCATTACTTTTTCTTCTTCTTCTTAGCAGGGCGAACTATCTTCTGTAGCTTACTGGCTTGTTTAGCGTGCAAGTTAGAGGCTTTCTTTAAACCTTTTACAACCTTCTTAACTGTTCTTTTATTGCGATTAGTTAACGTCATTTTTTCTTCCCCTTACTGCCTTTGGCGTAGTTTGGGTCTTTGCAATACTTAGACGCAGCCATATTGGCGTAGGCGCTAGGGTAGGTATCAAAAGTCCGTTTGGCCCAAGATTTACCTTTTGGGCATATTTTACCACCAGATTTGTAATACCTACGCATAACTACCTCATCTTTGCTTTACGTACACCGCG